AATACTTGTTATCGACATATGGATAAATATGTACCAATGAAAGAAGGCAATTTAAGAATAAATGCTGATATTCAAGAAAAATATATTATCTATGAAAGCCCTTATGCCGAATATCAATATTATGGGATGAGAGAAGATGGAAGTCATAAAGTTAGAAATTATACTACACCCGGTACTGGGCCATATTGGGATAATAGAATGTGGAGTGCTGAAAAAAAAGATGTTATTGAAGAAGTACAAAGCTATATTAGGAGGTAAAAGATGGCGTATGAAGATGCAAGAATAGTTAAGCTAAGAAATTATTTATTTGAAGTATTAGATGCTTTAACACTAAATAATAAATATCAAATAAATGCTGATTTCTTAGGAGTAGTAGGAGATTATTCTTTAGATAAAATACCAACTGGAAGTATAGTTCAACGATTTATAAATGGAAAAAGAAGATGCCGTGATGTTTATTCATTTAGAAGTCGTAAATCATATAGCCAAGATACTATTAATAATTTAAATAATATAGGTTTTTTTGAAGAGTTTGAGAAAACAATAGAAAGTAATAATAGAAAAGGTATATTGCCTAATATAGATGGGATAGAAAGTATAGAGTGCTTAAATTGTGGCACTTTAAATAATGCTAATGGAACCGAAGCTATATTTGATATTCAAATACAAATTATATATATTGAAGGTAATAATGAGGAGGATGTAAGCCTATGAAATATAAAGCAATAAAAGATTGTGTTATAAATGGAGTTGCATATGCTGAAGGTGATGAAATGGAAATTGCTTCAGTAGAGCAACTTGTTAAATTAAGTGAAAAAGGTTTTATTAAAAAATTAACTTTGAAAGAAATACAAAGTTTTGAAAAAGAAAAAAATAAAATTAAGGAAGAGGAGGAAATATAAATGGCTCAATTATATAGGGACCAGTTTCAACATTTCGTAAATACTGCAACTTATACTGGCGAAACTAGTAATCCTACTTGGGTGAGAGAAGGTCAAGGAGTTGAAAGTTTAAGTATAGCTTTTAATCCACAAAAGGATACATATAAAACTATTCTAGATAGAACTTCACAAACAACTTTTAATAACTATGAACTAAGCTCATCAGTAAGTGATAAAAGATGTTACAGTGATGATGATATGTTTGATTATTTAGATTATCTAAGAAAAAATTCGATTGCTGGAGAAACTCAGTTAATTGAAGTAAATACAGCTAAGGCTGGAAGTGGAACAGGAACATATGAAGCTGTTAAATATAATGTATTAATTACAATTAATGAATGGCTTGGAGAAAATGCTACAATTAGTTATGATATAGATTATTCAAAACCAGTTCAAGGGGTTGCAACTATATCGGATGGAACTATAGGAACATTTACACCAAGTGCGAGCCTTTAAGGGTTGAAGGGGGATACCCTTTAACCTTTTTTTAATATGATAGGAGTTGTGAATATAAATGAAAGAAAATTTTATTCAAATTAAAAATGATGATGTCCTAAGATTAGGGATAAAGACTGAAGATGGTATTGATACGGGAGAGGTATTAGAATTTGATTTAGCTGATATCGAGTTGCCTATTAGATATCAAGAGTTATTAGAAAAAGATAAAAAGAATAAGGAAAACTTAAAAAATCAATTTATTATTATTGATAAAAGGCAAGATGTAAAAGGTAAAAAACTACTAAGTAAAAATGAAGAGGATAAGATAAAAGCTATTAATGACTTTCTTAATAAAGAAGTAGAAGTTTATAATATGTTTTTAGGGGAAAATGGCGTGCAAAAACTTCTTAATGGTAGAAAGCTAGGATGGACATCTTTGCGTAAAATTGACGAGATTATCGAGAAGCAAATCGTACCATTATTAGATATTAGTATGGAAAAAGTTACTGATATGATAAAGGAGAAATATGCTAAGCCTACTCAAGATAATGAAATAGAAGTAGTAGAATGAAAAAAATTAAAATAGATAATACTATATATACAGCAAATACCGATTTTAGGATTGCTATCGAATGTAATAGGATAGCTAATGATGATACTATTGGAAAGTATGAACGAGGGCTGGGGATTATTTGCACGATGTTTGGGGCTGAGGGATTAGATAATCCTGAACATTATCAAAAGTTATTAAACTGGATACTCGAATATTTATCGTGTGGAAAAGAAATTGAAAATGATAATGAAGAGCCTGATATGGATTATACCGAAGATATGGATTATATCGAAGCTAGTTTTATGAGTGATTATAAAATAGATTTAACTAAAGAAGAAATGGATTGGCAAAAGTTTTATAAACTTATGAATGGGCTTTCTAATAGTGAAATGGGAAATTGCTGTATATTAAATCGTGTTAGAAATTTAAGAAACTTAGACTTAAAAGAAATTAAGGATGCTAAGGAAAGAGAAAGACTAAGAAAAGCAAAAAAAGAAGTTGCTTTGAAGAGAAATATAATTAAAAAGACCTTTACATCTATTGAGAAAAAGAATATGGAAGAATTTAATAAATTGATGGAAAGGAGTAATAATGAAAGCTGATGGATATGTAATAATTGAAACTGGTATAGATAATAGTGGATTAGAAGAAGGATTAGATGAAGCTAGGGGAGAACTTCAAGAATTTCAAAAAGAAGCTGAAGATGTAACAGCTGTTGGTGGAGATGGCCTTAAGGAAACTGCAAAAGATGCTTCTAATTTAGGGAAAGAATTAGATGCTACGACTGAAGGCCTTTTACTTTTAGGAGGCTCGTTAGCTGCAATAGGTACGACTATAGCTATACAGGGGGCTTTAAGTGTAATAAATAATATTAAAAAAGTTATTATGTCGATACCAAGTGCAATAGTAAATATAACTAAAAAAGTAATAGGCTGGGGATTGGGTTTATTTGGAGTTAAAAGTGCATATGAAACGATAAGAGGTGCTGTTAGCTCGGTAATGTCTAGTAATGAGCAAATTAAAAACCAGCTAGATGTAATGAAAGGTGCATTGGCTTCGGCTGTTGAGCCTATTGTTAGTAGATTAGTAAATTTAGTATATACTTTATTTTCTTATATAAATCAAATTGTAACAACATTGACTGGAAAAGACCTATTTGCTCAAGCTAAGAAAAATTTGCAAGGTGGAGCAAAAGCTTCTAAAGAAATTGGCAAACAACTTGCTAGTTTTGATGAGATGAATATCCTAAAAGATAATAGTGGGGCTGGTGCTGGAGGTGGAGGATTAGACATTCCTGATGTAGATAGTGCATTTAATGAATTCTTAGAAAAGATTAAAAATTTATTTTTAGATGGGGATTTAGGAGGAATAGCACAGCTTCTTAGTGAAAAGATAGTATCTTCTTTAAATAAAATAGCTGATACTATTGCTAGTATAGATTTTGCTTCTATAGGAAGAAAAATAAGTGAATTTTTAACTAATGTTGATTTTAGTGGCATATTAGTTGGATTAGTTCGTGTTTTTGGTGAAGCTTTACTTGCATTTCAAGATATGTTTTTGGCTATTGATTGGACAAAAATATTGGGTAATATTGGAACAGCTATTGCAAACGCATTTATTATGATAGATGAATATATTAATAACATTAAATGGGGGCAAATAGGTGCTAAATTAAGTGAAACTTTAACTTCTATACCTTGGTCGGATATAGCATTGAATATAAGACAAGCTGTTTGGGATACTATAAAAGGAATAGGAGAATTATTTAAGAATATTGATTGGGGAGAAGTTGCTAAAACAATTAGCGATTTCATCAACGATATGTGGATGCAAACTCAATTATTCTTTGAAGAAATTGACTGGGCTGTATTAGGCGCTGATATCGTAGATGCAATATGGGATTTTATCTCAAATGTTGATTGGCTTCAATTAGGATTAAATATTGCAATAGGAATATTAGAAGGATTAAATGCATTAACTCAATTAGTATTAGGAATATTTAGTGAAATATGGGTAAAAATCCAAGATGTCTTTAGTGGGGTAAAAGATTGGTTTAAAGGTAAATTTGGTGAAGCTTGGGAAGGTGTTAAAAACGTATTTAGTAAAGTAGGCTCATTTTTCGGTGGAATATGGAATACAATTAAATCTAAATTTACTGAGATTGGTACAAAAATAGGAGATGTAGTTGGAAATGCATTTAAAAAAGTTATTAATGGAGTATTACAAACTATAGAAAATATATTAAATACTCCTATTAGAAGTATTAATGCACTTCTAAGTGTAATAAATGCTGTTCCGGGAATAAATCTAAAAAAATTATCAACACTTAAATTGCCTAGACTTGCTAAAGGTGGAATTGTTAACCTACCTGGCAAAGGAGTACCAGTTGGAGCAAGTGCTTATGCTGGAGAAACTGGTCGAGAAGGTGTAATTCCTTTAACTGATAGCCAACAAATGGCTTTACTAGGAGAAGCTATTGGAAAGTATATAACAGTAAATGCTACTATTAATAATTCGATGAATGGAAGATTAATAAGTAGAGAGCTACAAAAAATAAATAATGAGAGTGATTTTGCTTTTAATAGATAGGAGGAAATATGTTTATAGATGTAAATTCAATAAAAATCGATAATGTATCTATGGGGCAATATCTTGTAGAAGCTAAGTATGGATATCATAAGCTTTGGGGAAAAGATAGTGGTCGTAATCTTAATGGAGATATAACTGGTACTTTACTCGGCATATTCCCTAAGATTACATTAGAATTTAAGCCTTTAACTAAAACTGAGCTAGAAACTATTGTTCCTCTTTTAGATAAACCAAGCCAAATAGTAAGATATTATGATGCTAATAAAAAAACATATGTTGAAATGAGTACATATGCTGGAGATTATGAAGTAGTAAATAGAAATATTATTGATGATACATTAAAAAACGAAGGTTTTAGCTGTGCCTTAATTTCTAGACATAGGAGGGCATAATGAAAAGTGTTTCAAATGACTTTAAAAATCAAATTAAATCTTTAGGAAGAGAAATAAGTGCAATAATAACTTATACTGAGGATGAAGAAGCCAAAGAACTAGATAATAGTGATATAAATATTATGTCTATTCATTATCAAGGTGGATTATTAAAATCCGTTATGAAACAATTAGATTTAGATAGTAATATAGATATGCCTTTAGAAACTGCCATAAACGTTCAATTTGGAATAAAAGTGGGTAATGAATATGAATATATTGACTATGGTAATTTCGTTGTCTATTCGAGCGAAAAACAAGAAGATACAGGGTCATTTAAAATAATCGCTTATGATAAGTTGCTTTATAGTATGATTGATTATGAAACTCCTAAAATAAATGATACAGTAATTACATATCCTATTACTATAAGAGATTATATAAATGCTATATGTACACATCTAGGATTAACATTTAAGAACTCTAGTGATACTTTTACTAACTATGATAAAGAAATACCTAACGAATTATATTTAGATACTGAAGGGGATACATTAGGCTATAAGTTTAGAGATGTATTAGATGAGCTTGCACAAGTAACAGCTAGTACAATATG